ATAAAGAATTGAATGAATATAAAACATCTGCCGATAGAATTGCATATTTAACATTTAGTAATGCAGCAACTGATGAAGCTGAAACAAGAATACTTTCTACATTTCCAAATGTAAAAAAATTTCCATTCATTTGTACAATGCATTCGTTGGGAACAAGACAATTGAGTATAGATACAAATACAAAATTATTAAAAGGAAAAAAATGGAGAGGATTTAAAAATTATTCACAGATTTGTAAAAATTTAGAATTTGATAGTGAAGTTAATGAAACTGGCTATACGGTACATAAAAATAGACATATGAAAATAATTGAACTAGCAAGAAATAAAAAAATAGGATTAAGAGAAGCTGCAGTAGTTTTAGATTATCATCATTATTCTTCTCTTAATTTAGATTTAACAGAACAAATTTATGCCGATTTAGAATCATATAAAAAACAAACAGGGATGATTGAGTTCTCTGATATGATTAAACAGTTTGTTGAGAAAGATAAATGTCCTCCACTCGACGTAGTCTTTCTTGATGAAGCACAAGATCTGAATCCCTTGCAATGGGATATGTTCTTTTACATTGAGTCAAAATGTAAGAGATCTTACATTGCAGGGGATGATGATCAAACAATATACACGTTTCAAGGTGCTGATGAAAATATATTTATGAATTTAAAAGGTGAAATGGACCCTAGAATTGAATCAAGAAGGGTTCCTAGAGCTGTACATAAAGTAGCATTAAGTATTTTAGATCAAATAGATAAAAGAATGATTAAAACATGGCTTCCAAGAGATGCAGAAGGAAATGTATATAAAGATCAATCGCTTCAAAATATAGATTTTAGTAATGGAAATTGGATGGTTTTAACAAGAACCAATGACATGTTAAAACCAATAGCAGAACATTTAGCATTTTTAAATTTAAGATTTACTGCAAAGAAAAATGAATTTTTACCTAATGATATTTTAAAAGCATATAGAATTTGGATAAGATTAAATGAAGGTGCTTCAATTAGCGGAAAAGAAGCTAAACTACTTTATGAAGAATGTATAAGTTATAAATTAAAACATGTTGAAAGAGGTTATTCACAAGGTACTTCTCTTAAAGATGTAGATTCAGTAGATTTAGATGATCTTAGGATGGATCATGGTTTAAAAATATATGGAAGTTGGGAACAATTAAACATGCCGGACCATGTTAAGTCTTATATGAAATCATTAATAGCTAATGGTGATAATTTATTTTCAGAACCAAGAATTAAAATATCTACAATACATGGTGTGAAGGGTGAAGAATGTGATAATGTTGTATTATTTACTGATCTAGAAAAGGTCATTTATGATTCGGCATGTAGAAATTCTGATCCTGAACACAGATTGTTTTTTGTAGGTGTAACCAGAACAAAGGAGAACTTATATATTATGCGTCCAACAATTGATAAAGATTTTTTTTACCCAGTAGGAGATCCAATCATATGAGTAATAAAGTTTTTTTTAAACAGGTAGGTGGTAAACATTATAAAGCAATGAAGATACAGCCATCTGTTTTTATTAACGAAAATGATTTACCTTTTGCAGAAGGCAATGCAATCAAATACATTTGTAGACATAAACTAAAAGGTAAGAAAGAAGATATATTAAAAGCAATACACTATTTAGAAATGATATTGGAAAGAGACTATAATGTTTAATTGGAGAAGAACTTTAATTGGTGACATGGGTTTATTTACTTGTATGTGTGTATTTCTATTCTTAATTATGATACTATAATTTATGTTTGAAGCTCAGAAAGAATGGATTTGTCCAGATAATTTTCCAAATTTAAAAGGTTATAGTCATGTAGCAATTGACTTAGAAACAAAAGATCCTGGTCTTAAATCTATGGGATCTGGAGCAATTAGAGGACATGGTAATATTGTAGGTGTAGCGGTAGCCGTAGAAGGTTGGTCTGCTTATTATCCAATTGCTCATGAAGGAGGAGGAAATTTAGATAAAGATAAAGTAATGCCGTGGATTAAAGAAGTTTGTGCTGCACCTAACATTAAATTATTTCACAATGCAATGTATGACGTATGCTGGCTTCGAGCGGCGGGCATCGAGATTAAAGGTGAGATTATAGATACTATGGTTATGGCATCATTAATTGATGAAAATAGATTATGGTATTCATTAAATAGTGTTGCCTTTGATTATTTAGGTAAAACAAAAAATGAGACTGCATTAAATGAAGCAGCTCAATCCTGGGGAATAGATCCAAAATCTGAAATGTATAAACTTCCAGCAATGTATGTTGGGTCCTATGCTGAGAAAGATGCTGAGCTTACATTAGAATTATATAAAGTATTAGATAATGAAATTAAAAATCAAAGATTAGAAAAAATATTTAAATTAGAATCCGATCTATTTCCTTGTTTAATAGATATGAAGTTTAAAGGAGTCCGAGTCGATATAGAAAAAGCAAAACTCCTGAAACAACAATTAACAAAAAAAGAGCAAGAGATATTATTAAAAGTAAAACAAGAAACAGGGATAGACCCACAAATTTGGGCTGCAAAATCAATTGCCACAGTTTTTGATAAACTAGGTTTACATTACGAAAGAACTGAGAAATCATTAGCGCCTTCCTTTACAAAGAATTTTTTACAAGAACATAAACACCCTATAGTTCAAATGATTGCTAAAGCAAGAGAAATAAATAAAGCTCATACAACTTTTATTGACACAATTTTAAGATTTGAACACAAAGGAAGAATACATGCAGACATTAATCCAATTAGATCTGATGTGGGTGGAACAGTTACAGGTAGATTTTCTTATTCTAATCCAAATTTACAACAGATTCCAGCAAGAGATAAAAATTTAGGGCCTATGATTAGATCTTTATTTTTACCAGAAGTAAATCATAAATGGGGATGTTTTGATTATTCTCAACAAGAACCAAGACTTGTTGTGCATTTTGCAGCAGAAACAGATGAAATTAATTCAGATGATTCAGTTGATGAGATAGTAGAAGAATTTAAAAATAACTCTGTAGACTTCCATCAAACAGTTGCTGATATGGCTGGAATATCTAGATCACAAGCCAAAACAATTAATTTAGGATTATTTTATGGAATGGGAAAAGCTAAATTACAAGCCGAACTAGGTTTATCTACTAAAGCTGAAGCTGAAAAATTATTTAATCAATATCACGATAACGTTCCATTCGTAAAACAATTAATGAATGTAATAACTAGAGAAGCAAATCAATTTGGAATGATTAAAACTTTATTAGGTAGAAGATGTAGATTTGATAAATGGGAAGTAGATGAATTTAAATTTGGAGTTATGTCTACACCTTTAACTAAAGAAGAAGCAACACAAAAATTTATAAATGGTTGGTTAGCAAAATATCCTGAAGCTGATGTTGAAAAATTAAAAACAAATCCTAAAATTAAAAGATGTTTTACATACAAAGCATTAAACAAGTTGATTCAAGGATCCGCAGCTGATATGACAAAGAAAGCTATGTTAGATTTGTATAAAGAAGGTATAATACCTCATATTCAAATTCATGATGAATTAGATATTTCTGTTACAGATGACAATCAAGCAAAGAAGATTGTAAAAATAATGGAAAGCGCCGTTACTTTGGCAATTCCCAACAAAGTAGATTATGAATTCGGTGAAACGTGGGGAGATATTTATGATTGATTATGGCATATTTAAATGCAAATATACCACCAATTTATTGTAAAATACGAAGGGAGTATTTGTATGACTTACGAGAACATAAAGGCGAAACTGAAGACTGCGTGGTATTTGGCTTGGGGAGTATTAGCGGGCGTGCGACATTGTTTCATTGTTTACTTAGCAATGGTGCAATATATTGGAGACTTCCTATCTCTGCTTTTGTTCAAAGAACAGTCGGCAGTGATGTGCATAGCTCACCGATGGAATATCAAGATCTCGACGATCTTCAACTATGGAATTCATTTAGTTATTATCCTAGTATTACTATTTTTGATTTTTTAGTAAGTCAAAAATGCAAATATTTAAGTAAAACAAAAAAATTTATTCATGGCGAATATTTATTTACTATTGACTGGGGCCACCCAGAGAGTAATATCCTGGATACGGAACATTCTGAAATACCTCACGAACATAAGTGCGGTCATGTTTTGGCTCTTGATAACGGTAATTACGCAATTCAGCCTAACAATCGTATTTTGTGGAACGTGCCTAGTTTTACTACTTCTACACATTGGCCAGATTATAAAGTCCAAACTTCCAAGTGGAACGTGGAAAACAAAAATTGGGTAACAGAAGATTCTGACAATATGTTCTATCAAGTAGAGGATAAAAAATGAACAAAGAAAAATTAACGTTTGTTGTAACTACATTAGTAACAACTACTTTATGTATTGTTGTATTAAGTATGGTTATGACTCTTATGACGGGTCTATTTGATGAAAAAGTAGACAATGGTGAAATATTTAAATTAATTGCCCCTGCCTTTCAAACAATCATCGGGGGATTTATTGGTCTTTTAGCGGGTGTAAAGTTAAAAGCAAACGATGACGACAAAAACTGCAACTGCAAGTAATTGTATTAACAATCTAGCGGCTGGATGCTGCTTATTAAATCACTGTAAATGCCATGACAATGAAGAGTATGTTAATAAAATATTTGATAGTAGCTCTACTAGCATTTGTATTAGGTACATTTTTCCCAAATCCCGTCGCCAAGAAGAAAACTGAGAACGCCATTATTGCCTGGGCCAAAAGCCTAGGTTTTGGTCCCCCAAGGTTTGAATATCATAACAACGAAGAATTCATTACCTCCCTTAAAAAGTGCATCTCCTACCTCAATTTTGAAATTCCCACAAGAAACCACATAAATACTGAACTAATCGTTGCTCAAGCTATCGTAGAAAGCAACTATGGAACGTCAAGGTTCGCATTAGAAGGCCATAATCTGTTTGGTATAAGAGTATGGTCAAAGGAGGGAATGCTACCTTATAAACAGCCAGATTCTATAGAATGGCGTGTCAGGGTCTTTAAAAACAAGTGTGAGTCTGTTAAGTATTACATTGAAATTCTAAATACAAAACAAGTGTATACAGAATTTAGAAAAGCTAGAGACATGTCATTGAATAGAGATCCTATAAGAATGGCAAAAGCATTAGATAGTTTTTCTACAAACAAAGAATATGAAAAACATGTTATTGAGGTTATTAAAAAATTAAGAAATGAATCTAAGTGAAAATTTTACATTACAAGAATTAATTTATTCAGATACAGCCATTCGTATGGGGTTAGATAATAAACCTAATGATGAAACTATAGAAAATTTAAAAATACTTTGTGAGAATATATTAGAACCTATTAGAGCTAATTTCAAAGCTCCTGTTGTAGTATCTTCTGGTTACAGATCAG